CGGGAGGCATACCGCCCACCGTCGGACTTGTACCAAAAATCAAGTGCGCTTGGATGTGCGACTGATGGTTTTGTCCTTCAAAAGCTTTTAGTGGCAACATGTCGAGCGCATTAATGTTCTCTTGTGCTGGATCAATCGGTGTGGGCTCTTCCGCTGGAATGGCCTTCATAATCCGATCGGCATCCGTTACCCCTAGCGCCTCATACATGTCACGATACACTTCGTGGATGTTATGAATCTCTGGTGCTTGGGCCGCGAGTTGCATCTTAGTTTGAGCTAACATGATCCGTTGTGCTTGGCTAAACACGTTTGGATTACTGACGGGGATGATATCGACACGGTCGTCGAAGTCGGCTTGCATGATGGTTTCATCTCCGCCGGGAACCGAGAACGGATACTCCTGCGGCAAACTCTCCGACATCACTCGTGCCAAAATCTTAAACTCTTGACGCATCGCATAATGCAAACGCTTATGGACCGCACTCATCACGCGAGCACCCTGCTCCATCATCGCCATGGTAGTACCTACCGCGGCAGACGCATCGCCTGCACCTACTTTAAGATCCGTGATGGTTGCAAAACGTTGCGCGGCATCGACGACGAACCCTAGTAGTTGAAACAAGGTTTGGTCGGGCCCTTTGAAGGGTAGCGGCATTAGGCTGTCGCGGATAGCCCCGCCCGGCGCATCGACGTCTCTAAACTCGCCCGGCTGCAATGGTTCATCATCATCTCTGATCCGCAGTCCGCGGGCCTTGAAACCCGCAGGCAAGTTAGACAACGTACCCGCATCGATCAATTGGCGAAGCGCCGAAGTGGCTGTGCGAGACAGGCCACCAATGGTGTGGATCAGGCCTAGACCGTAGAAGCCGAAGCCGGGCAAAAACTTGTAATGCGTAAAGTAATTAATCTTTTTACGAAGATCATCGTCCTCAAGATAGTTACGACGAATAGACAACACCTGCCCATTGTCTTCAGAGATGGTCACAATGTACGGAATCTTAATGCCCGTGAACTCACCGTCAGCATCTTCGTCTTCATAACCTTCTAGGTCCAAATCAACATGACACTCCAAAATCGTACAGTCATAATCAATCTGATTAGCGTCTTGACCCTCCAAGCGATCCATCTCACCACTTAACGAGGTGATGGACTTCTGCGAAGGAAGCACTTCAACGTCTAAGTAAACGCCTACGACTTGGCGCTTGCGCAAATCGTTTAAAGGCATCCGCACCACTTGTGTGATGTTAGGGCATGATGCGAGGTCCGCGGTCTCATAAGGAACAATCAAGTTCTCCGCAGGCACAAACTTAGACACTGCTCGCGCTAACGTCTCGTCGTAATAGGTCTTTTTAAAGGTAGAGCCCGCTAGCGGTAAGAAGAACAACATCTGATCCATGTCAGGGGTGTACTCTTCCATCTCATTAGTGATGTAGTAGTTCATAAACTGCTGCACACGGTGCGCTTGTTGCGCTTTTGCCGCGGTGTTTTTTCCCATCACTACAGTGCGCACGGGACCCGAAGGGGGTAACAGTTCGTTAAAGGCTTGTGCCTGAAACTGTGTGGCCGCTTCCGCCAACAAAGGGTGAGTCACACCCGAGGCTCCACGAAATGGCTGTGTCCGCTCTTCGTAGTTAAAGCCCAAGAGCTCTAACCCATTTGAATACGCTTCTTCCCAATCTTGGCGGCTGGACTTATTGGCATCAAACTCACTTAAAAGCTCGGAGGAAATGCGTTGAAGCTCACGTTCGGGCATCTCTTCGGCAAGGTTAGCATCAAACTCTTGCGATGCGCCGCGCTGATCCATAGGCTCAAAGTCAATTAATACACCACCGTCATCTTCTGACGTAATTTCAATGCTTCCAACATCCTCGGCATTGATCATCGCCATGACATCGTTGCCCGAACTATCAGGAATAGCCAACTCTAGCTCTGCAGCCATGTCGTCCATATCCATTTGAGCGGGAACATTTTTATCCATCAAGCCCGCGTTTGTTGTACCGTTTGCCATAACCACTCCTAAAATTTGTGATCTTTTACGAAATAACCAGAGTCTTCTCGAGGGAAGTATACATCAGGGCCTTCTTTGGGGCTCTTAAAGTTTTTACGCCATTGCGGTTTATCAGCAGGGGTGTCTCGCTCTTTTGGAGTTCGTCCGAGAATGATGTCTAACTGATCAAAGATTTTCCGATCAACCATTTGAGTCAGTTGTGCTGTCGTAGCGTTCATGCCCGCTTGCCTAAATAAATCCACCCCCACCGCGTTGTTGCGCTTGTCCATGGCCGAGTGCTGTGAATTTCCAAAAGGGGTGAACACGTCTTTGTATTCGTTTAAGTTACCCATCGATACAGCGGTATCGGGACCGTACTGGCTTGCCGCCATCGCCGAAGCCAACATGTGGCTTCGTGCGTCTTCTAATTCTTGTGCCTTGGGTAAGTCTGATCGAGGAACCGCCATGCGATTCTTCCCCATCAACGGCGCAATGCCCATGCTCCCGTCGTCTAGCTTCTCGACAGGGTAGTCGTAGTCCGCGGCCAACGTCTCAAAGAACGTCTGCCCCTCGGGGTAATAGCGGTCGCGGTTTTCAGAGTTGGAACGCCCCGATGCGCGGATCTCGTCAGCAGGGAAACCCTTGCGGTCCGATACCATCGACATAAACTCGTCCATCAAAAAGGACCCTACGCCCTGCTCGTCGTACTGAGGCTCAGAAGAAAATTCTTGATTAATGCCCTCGTAGGGGTCTAAACTGACCGTAGCACCACCGTCTTCAAAATACGAGACAAAGCCACCCGCCCCAAGGTTAACCATCGGTCTGTTCATGTGGTGTGTTTCCGTTGCGTAGTTAATAATACACTCTCACTTTAGCAGAGTTTGCCTCTTCTTCCCAGTCATCCGAAGGCAACTGAACGAAATTCCCTTGACGATAGCGCATAAGGGCTTGCGTCATACTATCCACCAAGTCATCGAACTCTCCGTTAGGAAACGCCGCGACCTCCTCAACCAACTCGTCTGCCCACGTCTCGTCAGGGACCCACACCATCCCCGCCTCAAACAAAGGCGACACACTATGCACCCTCGTTATTTTGTCATTACCACGACTCGGCGTAAAGTTAACCACAGGAATGCCCTGCGCACGAAGCTCCTGCGTCAACGGCGTACCACTGGCCTTTGCCTCAATAATGACCGTGTCAGGCTCCCAAAACTTATACAAATCTAACGCCACCTGCTTCAACTCAGGAAAATCCCAACGCCCCTTCTTACTATCTAACAAAATTAAATTGGGACCACTACCACCCTCATTAGGATAAAACACCCCCCACGTCGTAATGGCCGAATAATCCGCCGTCTGCTTCTTAGAAAACGCCGTATCATAACTTTGAATCACATACTCCAACTGAGGCACATTATCCTTCTCCCACAACTTCCACCACTCTCGCTTAATAATCGCGTTCTCTTCGCCCGTCGGATTCTGCTGATACTGCGCATTCCACTTGCTCGGAGGGATCGATGCGCGGACCGCGGTCAAATCATCCAAACTCCAATACTCAGGCCAACACGGCGTACCGTCCTCAAAGATGGCAGGAAGCTCCACCACCTCCCATTGATCCGCCAAAGGGTCCTTGGCCATAGCCCGCAGGAGTTGCCCTGTCATGTCCTTCTCTGACCAACGTGTCTGTACTATCACTATTGATCCGCTAGGCTGCAGACGCTGTCTAGGGCCGCCTGTGTACCAATCCCACGCATCGTCAAAGCCTGCCGCCGACATCGCCGTCTGCTCCGAGTGAGGATCGTCAATAATAATCAAATCACCACCACGTCCCGCCAAGTTAGAACCCACACCCACCGCATAATACATACCGCCCGCGCTCGTATCCCAACGGCCCGAGGCCTTACTGTCCGACGCCAATCGAACATCATCAAACACCTCTCGATACTCATCCGTCTCCAAAAGGTTCTTCGTCTTACGACCAAAGTTTACCGCCAACTCCGTCGTGTGCGTCGCCTGTATAATCTTCATCTTCGGATTCTTGCCCATCATCCACGCAGGAAATAAGAAAGACGCAAACTCACTCTTCGTGTGCCGAGGTGCCATGTTAATGATCAATCTTTTTAGCTCGCCGCTCGCGACTCTTTCCAACTTATCCGCAATTATTTTATGGTGACGCCCAGTG